GTTTTTTCCGGAAAACCCTAAAGGTTCTAACCTATTTGGTCTAACTATACTAGGAAACTCAGATCAAGCCCTTATTTGGACTTTTTCTGTTTTCTCAGTTTTCTGATTTGCTCTTCGAGTCTTCTGATCCGTCTTACTGAATTGAAGTATCGGGACATTAATTTCGAATTGGCCGATAAACATCGCTCGGCAGTAACAACTGCTGGCATGTCATCGTCAATCGATTTCATCTCCCGTTTAAATCTTGTATTCAGTAATTGCATCGGTCTCGGTATTCGCATTGTAGAAACCCAACCTTGGAACCATCCAATGTTAGTGAATACCCCTTCATGAGGAGTATCAATAACTTTGAATGCGCGTGCTCGGCCGGAATAATTAAATATCATTCCGACGAGCTCTCCAACCAGGGATTCTAATGGATTTTGGAAACTTTTAATAAGTTCCTTATCTAAACCTTTCGAACCCGTGATTTTCGATACAGCGGCAAGGAGGATTCCAACAAGCAAAGCTGAAATGTAATAGTATAACAACACCGGTAGGAGAATAACCAATCCGGAAGCAGCTGTCAAACCTGCCATGTATTCAGGGGACGGTAACTTAACGTTATTTTCGAATTTCTTCGGAGACCATATCCATGGTTTCTGAGAAAATCGTCCAATACGTAAGTAACCCTCTCCCAGCTCAATGACAGAGCTTAACGGGTAGCTTGACTTATTCCATAGTACTTTATAGTACCACCGAGTAACGTCAGTAAGACTAATCCCCACTCTCAGACTAAGGAATTCCTCAAAAAGAACTTGCCAGGCTGCATAGCCTGCATTACTTTCTGAGTAAGACCAGAAGCCTGATTGTGGCCCAAGGATACTAAATAACCATTTGTTAGATTGTGCAACACTCATTGAGTGTGTACTTTCCAACAATTTGATTATGTTTGACAACGTCGTATTCAAAATAATCCAATACCCTTTGTTAAGATAATCGTTAATCAACGGGACGATATAGATAGGATCACGAGCCGCTCTTAAAATCACTTTCGCACTAATCGGAGACAGATTTGTCCCTGATACGTGGAAAAGATTTTTAGCGAACTCGAGGATTCTACCTGTAAAGCCTTTGATCGGATTAATCTCAACGCCAAGTATTTGCATTATATTGTTATACTCCGCTGCTAAGTCACCTCGGGAGATAGCAACATCATCACCCAGTATGGCATAAAGCCCTTTACCCTTTTGAACTGTTATTCCGATTCGGAGAGCAGAGCAATACATAATTAGATGGTTTGTCAAGGCAAGCATCGCAAATGAAGAGTAAGCTCCCATCGGTTGGCCGACAGCATAAATGTACTCCTTATCCATATATTCATATGGTCTAGCCAAAATAGCCCTCCACTGATCGCCGGGTAATCCCATGCAATTCAATATTCTAGCCTGTAATTCAACAGGAAGTCTATCGGTTGCAGCGGATAAATCCACCGATACAGCGTAAGGTTCTTTTAGGTTAGCAAGAAGTAATTTTACTGGAGCCAACTGATCTTTCGTACCGTCTTCGGGTAAATACCCTAAACGGTCGTAAATTAAATCATGGAGAGGTTTAAACAACATCTGTGTCCAAGCATCGGTTATACCAACTACCCTTGCCTTTCCACGTAATTCTTTTATTATAGCTAATCTTCCTAACTTAAGGTTTGCACCTTCAGAAAGGAAAAATTCTCTACAATAATTGAATAACCAGA